AGCTACGCTTATAATGACAAGTGTATTTGCTGGAATCGTATTTGCTATGGCAGTCGATTACTTTAAGAAATAAATCAAAAACTATATTATGAAAAAGAATCACTTGAGTTACTCGGCTTTATGCCAGTTTAAGAAATCTCCTAATCATTTATTGGCTTACTGGAACAAAGAATTAAAAACTACTGATGCAATGCAGTTTGGAACAATAATACATAAGATGTTATTAGAACCAGATACATTTACAAAAGAGTTTGCAATTTTTGAAGGTGCAAGGCGAGCTGGTAAACAATGGATTGAGTTCAAAGAACAGAACGAAGGCAAGACATTAATTAAGCAACAAGAATTAGATGATGCAAACAAGATAATTAACAATGCAATGTTACATCCAGTATTAATTGAAATGATGCAAAATAAAGTAGATACTGAAATTAAATTAGAGTGGCAACATAAAGATGTTAATTTTAAAGGCTTTGCAGACCTTCTAACAACTTTTAACGGTAGAAAGTGTATAGTAGATATAAAAACTACTAACGATGCTGGAAAACGCTTTGAAAGAGATTTATACTATAATGATTATAAAATGCAATTGGCAATGTATCAAGACCAATATGATAAAGATACAGATGCTTACATTGTAGCAATAGAAACTACTACACCATTTAATGTGCAAATTTATAAATTAGATGATAGTTTATTGTTTAAAGGTTGGATGGATTATGATTATTATACAGATAAATTTAAAGAGTGGAACGGAGAACCTCAGGGTTACTCAAGTGATATTGTAGAAGTAAAAACAGAAACAGAAGAAATATTATGAAGAAGTTAGCAATAATAGGTGGTTTATCTTTAATGACTGCTGGTGCAACTAATATGGTATGGCACAAACAAAAGTTAAATTTAAATCCTAATACATTTGCAATAGCAACAGGTAGTTTTTTTGTAGCTGTAGGAATAACATATAAATTTTAATGATTAAAAAAGAATGGCATTGGATGCCAGATTATAAACAACAAAAACAAATAACAATGGATAAAAAAGAAGAAACAATATATTGTGGTAGTGGTAAAGTTATGAATCCTAAATGGTTAAAAGTGACAATTAATCCTACTAAAATCGCTGATTACATACAAGAGTATAATGGCAACAAATTCATTAAACTAAATATTAATTTAAAAGATGAAGCTGACCAATATGGTAAAGATGTAAGTATTAGTGTAGATACTTGGAAGCCAGATGCAGAAGCACCTAAAGCTGAAGCAAGTAATACTTCAAACGATTTACCCTTTTAAGTATTATGAAACAATCAAAAATCTTAACCGCATTGGGTTTGAGTTCGTTGGATATACAAAATATGTTGATGAACGGACAAACGATGCCTGAGATAGCAAAGAAGTATAAAATAACTTATATATCATTGGTACAGGCATTTAAAATCCAAAAGAAAGATTTTAAGTATATTGATTATATACAACCAAAAAAAAAGCAAGAGGACATAAAAAAGGTGTCCTCTACTTTTGATAAATTATATACAGAAGAATCACTTAATGAAGATGAGTTATTAGCATATTACAAATACGAACAAAAAAATAAAGCATATTATGAACATACTTAAGAAAGCAAATGAAATAGTTAACGAACGGTCTGAAGAAAAAGAAAGACAATATGGAAACTTTATAGAGTGTATGGCTAAAACAGCTCGTATTGCGTCAGAGATGAGTTCTAAGGAAATAACAACAGAAGATGCTTATAATGTGTTAATAGCATTAAAGTTATCAAGACAGTCAAACAAATACAAAGAAGATAATTTACTTGACGCAGTTGCTTATATAGGTTCTTTAAATAATTACAAACTAAATACGAATCAAAATGGATAATAATTTATTTGAATTAAATTATAAACAATTATTAATGGAATGTTTAATAAATGGAGAGTTGTGTAATAATAGAACAAATGAAAAAACATATAAGTTATTTAATCAATCTTTTAACATTAATTTACAAAAAGGTTTTCCTATAGTAACTGGTAAAAAAATATTTTTTAATAAAGCTTTAGCTGAATTTAAATGGATTTATGAAGGTCGTACAGATTTAAAATATTTACAAGATAATAATATTAATTGGTGGAATGATTTTGCAATTAATAATAAACTTGGCAAAATATACGGTTATCAATTAAGAAAATTTAATAATTCATTTGACCAAATTAAATATGTTATTAATGAAATAAAAAATAATTCAAGGAGAGCTTTAATAACTTTATGGAATCCAACAGATTTAAAAGAGCAAGCTCTTCCTTGTTGTTATACGCAAATGAATTTTGTAAGAGTAAATAATAAATTAAATATGAGTATTAGCTTTAGAAGTTCAGATTTGTTTTTAGGTTTACCTTATGATATAATATTTGCAGCATTATTATTAAAAACAATTTCTTTACAATGTAATTTACAAGAAAATATTTTAGGTATTAATATAGCTGATGCTCATGTTTATGAATGTCATAAACAAAATGTTAAAGAATATTATAATAATGTAAATTATGTTTTACCTAAACTTAAAGGCGATTATAATAATTATACGCTTGAAAATTATAAACACAATAAATATATAAAATCAAAATTAGTATTATGAAATTAAATAATGAATTTAAAACAATTAGACAATGGGCTAATAAAAAAGGAATATATCAAAAAGGCGATATTAAAACACAATATGTTAAATTACAAGAAGAAGCCGGAGAATTAGCTAAAGCAATAATTAATAATGATAATAATGAAATAATTGATGCTATCGGTGATTGCGTAGTTGTTTTAACAAGTATTGCATACTTTAATAACTGCACAATAGAGGATTGTATTAATACTGCTTATAATGTAATTAATAAAAGAAAAGGGCATATGGTAAATGGTTCTTTTGTAAAAAACAATTAAACAAAAATATATATTATGAGAAACTATAAATCAAAAATAATAATACCAGATAATTTATTAAATCAATCTATAGGTAAAATAGGTGAAGATATATTTGAAATATGGTATAAAAGAAACTTTGAAAATGAAGATTTACATAAACAATTACAAGACCGAGAATATAATCAAATAGATTTTGCTGATTGGAAAGGTTATACTTATCAAGTGAAAACAACATCTGAAAAAACTTATACTTTTAATTGTTTAATAGATAAATTAAATGAACATTTAAACGCCGATTATTATATTTTAATACAACTTAATATTAAAGAAAAAATTGCGTATGTTGAAGATGTATATAATAAAGATTATATAAAATTAAATATTAAAGCAAGTTTTAAATATAATAATTGTTTTATATGGAAAAAAGATTTAAAACAAAATAAACTTGAATTATGAAAGAATTACCATACTTTAAATTTTTTCCAAATCAATGGATAACAGGTTCAATATCATTTATGGATTTAGATGTACAAGGAGCATTTATGAAAGTTTGCTGCTATTACTGGAGCAAAGAATGTAATGTTACAAGAAAACAAATAAAAGCATTAATACCTAAACAATGGAGTATATTAGTTGATGCTGAGCTATTTAAAATAGAAAATGAATCTATTAGTATTAAATGGTTAGATGAACAGCACCAACAACGCTTAGTAGAACACAAGCGAAATGTAAGCAACGGTAAGAAGGGGGGCTTAAGCAGGGCTAAAGCATTAAGAAAAGATAATATAAAAAAAGATAATAATGACCCTTATTTAACTACAAATTTTATAAGATGATAGTTGATAAAAAAGATAACTTAAAATACTTATACGCTTTTAAAGAAGGTAAAATTAAACGTGGTTTAGGTATTGAAAACGAAATGGACAATTGGTATGTTCATAAGCGTGGTAGCTTTACTGTTATTGTTGGACTTGATAATGTAGGTAAAACAAATTTTATGTTATGGTATTTTTTATGCTTAAGTATAAAACACAATGTTAAATGGTGTATTTGGTCAGGAGAAAATAGTTCTGGACAATTGACAAGAGATTTAATTCAAATGTATGCGCAATGTAAATTAAGCGAATTAACAAAACCTCAAATAGATAAATACAATAATAAAATTTCAGAGTGGTTTACTTTTATTAGTAATAAAAAAATGTACAACCATAAAGATTTATTAAAGATATTTAAAGAAAGTAATTGTGATGCTTGTGCTATTGACCCTTTTACAGGGTTAAACCACGACAGGCGCATTAATCAATACGAGCGTAACTATTTAATTTGCAATGACATAAGAGACTTTTGCAATACTACTGGTAAATCAATTTATATGATGACTCACCCAATGACTGAATCAGCAAGAAGAGTATTTCCTCCAAATCACGAATATGCTGGGTATATACAACCACCAAGAAAATCAGATGTTGAGGGTGGCCAAGTATTTGCAAATCGTTGCGATTCTTTTCTTTCAATACATAGATTTATTAATTCGCCTGAAAGCTGGATGATGACACAAGTAAGAGTAGAAAAAATTAAAGACAAGGAAACAGGTGGAACACCAACACTTGATAAGCCACTATGTTTTGATTACAACGGTGGATTAGGTTTTACAATTGGTGGAAACAATGTACTAAAACAAAAACAATGAGATATAAATACACAGACATAGAAAAGTTTATGCAGTTTACAAGCTGGACAACTAAACAAAAAATAGATGAACTACTAAGAATAGATTGTTCATTATATGCACACCTTGGAACTGATTCAACTAAAGCTGAAAAAGAAGAAGTTAAAAAAAGAAGTATAGAAATATATAGAACTATAAAAACATTAGATAAACAGCTTGGTGATGAATTACTTTACTCAGAAGATTTAAAACAATGACAGATTTAGATTATACAATTACAAAGAACAAATTAGAAATATTACTTTTAAAAGCACAAGAAGGTTTAAAGAGTGGTAATGTTACACAAAGCAAATTGGAAGCGGTAGAAACGCTGCAAGATAGCTTAAAATGCATGTTAGAGCTTAGATTAATGATTGATGAAATGAAAAACAAACAAACATTATTAACAATGCAAAATGTAAAAGCATACAAAGAAACTGCAGAACTAAAGAAAAAATTTAATACATTTAAGAAATGAAAACTATATTATTAATGTTAATCACATCACACATAACCAGTTTTATCTCTGGTGCTTTAATTGTTGTAATAATAAAAAGATATTTTGAAAAGTAAAAAGAGAACATTAAATGAATACAGACAAACAAAGGACTCACACTATCGTAGTGATGATTCTCCTATTGAGTACAACATTGCTTTGTTGTGTAGAATATATTCTAATGATACAGAGCTTGGAGCAATAATAAGAAAACATTTTCAAAAGATATGAGTTTAAACGCAAATCAAAAGGGTAAAAGATTCGAATTAAAAATTGCTAAAGATTTAGCTAAGAAATTTGATACTAATATAAGAAGAACACCAAATTCAGGAGGGCTGAGTATAAAGGGAGATATTATGACAACCAGCACACGTCTGAACTCCAGTCACGGCTACATCTCGTATGCCGTCTTCTGCTTGAAAAAAAAAAACAAATCAACAGCGGAATAGATATGGAAAATATATCGCTGTAGTACCGGAGAA